GGATTCTTATACTTCAATCCACTTTCGTAGAAGCTTCGTGCGAGGAAGTAGTTAAGTTTGTTGTTACTATCATACGAAGGAATAATAATCCGATTAGCGTATGGACCATCCATCGTATACCCCATCTGATACCTTATAATATCATACCCCGTGATTCCTCTATTCTTTAGGTATTTGATTGCACTTGTATAATGTATACTCTTACTGGGTACCCACAACGGTTTGAACCCAGGCGGAAGATACAAGTCGGTATTCGTATCTTCTTCAATATAATTGTTTATTTGGTCATCGGATAGGAGTGACCGCAGTTCTTTGAGTTGGGACGGAGAAACATCCAACTTCTTAAATAGTGTTATTAAAGAACGTCCCCGTGCTCCACAATGCCAACAATGAAACGCATTCTTGATGACATTGACTGCAAACTTTCTCTTATGGTTATGACAGAAAGGACAGGAAAAGTAAACTTCACCTTTCCCGAATTCTTTATAATCACCTAATATTTGCGACAAAAGAGAGATTAGATTCATACTACAAATCTAACCCCTCTTCGTCAAGTTGTCAAGTTTTCTTTTTATTCAACGGTCTTTTTATTGACCAATTGGAAGAAGTGTTCTGCGGGAATAACCGCGTACACTGGTGTATTATTTCTCTTAAAGAATAGGACGGGAGTAGTCCCTTCTTTCGTATTCCCTTCTGCTTGTTCCAGAGAAGCCCAGATGTTCATCTTTTCTTGGTTCTTACACTCTGGAGAGTATGGAAACACCTTACGGGCCGCAGGTGACAGCTTGATATCGGTACCCGAATCACCCATTAATGTTGACACCACATCATCTGGTTCTAACTGAGTGAAGTTTTCTAAAATCATATCTCGTACTGCATTTTGTAACCGTTTACCTTTATTTTTTGCACTGCGTGGTTTCATTGTAACCTCTTTAATTTAATTATATTTTTCCAGTACCCTTAGTTCCACTACTTGCACCACTACCACCAGTTGTTCCACTACCACCAATCGGTGACGTAGATGTAGAATTGTATCTAGCTCTAGCTGATGCGTTCGTATCGATATACCCTTTACCTTCTAGTGGGGTATAGTTATGTACAGTTTGTGGACCCTTTGGTGTGGTAGCTGTTCTAAATCTAGAATTATCATAGAATCCCTTATCCAATGATGCCGGGCCCTTTCCATCAAACGGAAGTTTAAGTGCTTCTCCCGTCCAACGTGAATATGTATAACTCTTATCATTTGATGGAGGAACTGTACCTTGCGCACCACCAACTACATAAGTTCCTGCTTCGTTTTTAGTAAATTCTGTTTGAAACACATCAGCACTAGCGATAGTTCTAGTAGTTCTACGACTACCATCAAAAAAACTATCTCCTGGACCTGCTGTTTGTGCCGCCTTTGCTTGACCGACATATGTTCCACTTGATGCATTATTATACAACTGTTCTAAACTCATATTAGTTCTCCACCATTAGGTGTCAAATTTGACAACAAACGTTTGAATACTATCAAAAGTTCGTTGGATTGGATTTGATAGTTTACCAATCGCAACCATTTCATTATTTGCGTTAAATAACCCTATTGTTGTGACATACGGTGCAAGATATGTAGTATTACTTGGCTCCATACTTCGCGAAGTCATGGATTGTAATGGAGTTGTCAGTGAACCTGTGTAAAACGCTCTGTCCACCGATGGATTGTATACTGCAAAATTAAAATCTGTTGGATTGAGTCTTACTCGAACTGCGTGTTCGTGTAAAGTTACAGATGATGTAAAATTAACTTGAACGTTTGTTCCACTTACTATACATATCCCACTTGAAGTCAACCCACCACTTACTAACCCAGTTGTAGGTTTTAATAGTACAACACCCTTATCGTAAAATATTCTACCAATAAATGTTGCAACACCCGATTGAGAAATGAACATATTTCCTCGTTGGTCATCGTAAGATGCGGATGAACCAACTACTATACTTACTGTACCAGGTACTACTTCCTCACCAAATACATCTTGTGTTATACTGATAACAAATACTGACCCAGTTGGATGATACGATGAGGATTGGATTCCATACTGTGTGTATGGAAGTGGAGAATAAAACGTTTGTACGACTGAATCGAACAAATCGTATTGGTCGTTTGGTGAACGTGTTGCACTACTTGTTACGTACTTTACACCATATAAAATACGAACATCATTAGAATTTGCAGACGACCCCGAAATGTACGTGTACGAAAACGGGGCCGATGCTGCAAACGGAGTTACCGTATATTCACTTGGTGCAAGAGATTTAAACGCTGTAACAGGATTGGTCATAACATTCCACCTGAACTAGCGAATTAGTAATCTAAACGAACGCGAACCAATGCTTCCTTATCAGTACTCTTTTGAACTGGTCTACTGAGTTTTGCTACTGCTAGCAATTCATTTTGGTCATTGTATAAACCAATTGTAGTGACATAGGTAATTGGTTTATCTCTAAATTCTGGTAATACATTTTGTGGTAGTGAACCAGTATAGTATGATGGATTGTTTGAGTAGTTATATTCACTGTTCTTCAAACGAACGAAGTAGTTTGTTGAGGTAATCTTTTCTGCTGACCGTGCAACGAATGGTGAACCTGCTACCATCGATGCAGAAACCGACCGTACCAATCCTTCGTGTTGATATTGATATTCAGTAATACCACTGCCTGTATATGCTGCGAATGGTTGTGTAGTGGATGTTCTAACATTGTTTGCTGCGTTGACAAACCCAACCGATGAACTGACCGCAGATGGATGGAGAATGATAACTCCATATGCAGGGAATACCAATCCATAGTACGTTGAGTCACTGGTGTAAATTCCGGCATCAAGTGAACCAGAACGAACGTTATATACATTATCTGCAATTACGTTTCCTACGACTGCGGTTCCCAATCCACTATCATCAATGAAGGTACGAACACCCTTTGAACCAGATAAACCTAATTGCCAGTTACCCGGGTCGAGTGCTTGCTTCAATCGAGCTCGTTGAACATTAATAACGTAAATATCATTTGATGATACTAGACTTGATGAAGGACCAAATGAGAAAGTTTCTACGTCTGCACCCAAAAGAATATTTCTATATTGTGAATAGATAACTTGGGTTGGTAGCGTCGATGTATTTAATGTGGTAAGGGGTGGTGACCCTGCACCACTAACGTGCCCATACGCAACGGAGAATTGTACGTCGGATGTGGTTGTATTTGACCCGTTGTATAAGTCATAATAGTATTCACCGGAGATACCGATTTGAACACTTGAACTATAAATTGCTGATAGACTTCCCGTGTCGTTTGACCACAGCCCAGTAGTTACTTCTGTTCCTTTTAAGGAAGCGATATCACTACCTGTGTCGAATGTTGTAAATATACTATATGGCATATGCTATCCTGGTATTAGAGTTATGCTGATGCTGTGGTATTTAACGTAAACGTATATGCTGCCCCAGAATTGTTTCCGTAGATTGTAACGGTAGTTGTTCCGGTTTTGTTCTTTGCGGTAATCTTGAACTTGAATCCCTTACCCAAGACGGAACCGCGAGTATTTGATACAACTTCACCAGTACTTGGGTTTACTAGTTCTAATTTTGCTAATGTACTGTCTGCGATAACTAATGTATACCCATCTGCCTCAACTTGACCTTGACTTGTTGCGGTGTAGGTAGTCTTTGGTTCAATTTCTGTATTAGATGTGGTAGTTACCGTTTGACTATAACTTAATGATTTTACTGCGTTGTCAAATCCGATATTAGTGATTTGTGGAATGACAACCACCCCCGATGCGTCTGCACCGGAAACCGTCACCAACTTATATCTCATTATTTGAGTTTCATCAGGAGTTGCTTCTAATACAGGCATATTTTCGATGATAGCACCGTAATAGTTAGACCCCAATGGGTGAGCGGTATTATACAAACCGTAATCAACTTCATCGTCGGCTACGGCAAACTTGGTAATCTGGAAATTTCCAGTTCCAGTACCTTGCGACAACAATTCGCGTCCACGGTTCGTTAAAATAGCGTCCACCGTGATTGTGGATTTATCTAAGTATCCCATATTTCTGTATCTCCTGAGTGAAGTACTTCTACTACTATAAGTATAAAGTATTTAAGTTTAAATTAGATTATTGTTTGACATCCAACGTTCCGCCCCCACCAAATGTAATATTATTTGTCTCTGGTAGTCGTGCATTAGATGCCGCTTGGTTGACAACTATCGTATATTCCCCTGACGGTGCAACCTTAAATGGTGGGCAGGGACTCCACGGACATCCTGCCGGTACATCCGAGTCGGTACCTTTTGTCCCTAAGTAATTTCTTCTTTTTAAGGCCGTATTGTTTTCTCTACTGAACTTATAATGTCTTGGGAGATATCCCGTAGGAATTAGATTTGCAGGTTCATATGCGAAATAATAAATATTAATTTCCGATACAATAGTCGATGATGTTGTGTTGTCTATACTGTAATAAATATCTGAGTTGTTAGTTTGAACTAAAGTATACGGAAATACATCTGGGTTACCGTCCAATACAGCATCAAATAGTACTCCACTATTCAACGATGGTGCAGTTGAAAAACTACGAGTTACGTCGGTGGCTCTACTACCTTCGTCTCGGTATAATCTGAGTCGTAATCCAGTAGCACCTTCTATACCTAAGATAGTAAATATATTTGCAACTTTGATAATACCTGAGGAATATGACCCAGAACTGTACGTTGTGGACACGATTGTACCCGTATCTCTACCAGGAGATGTCAACAACGAATTCTTATCTAGTAATGTAATCGGTGCGTACAATCTATCAAGTGGCGAATCAGTTTGAGTATCTAATTTGACCAAATATTCTTTTTTATATGACGTATATATGTCATACGAATACTTACCATTTGATTTATGGAAATAGGTTGTTGTACCCACATCACTAAAATCAGACCGTGGTGGAATATCATAAATTGGGGTTAATGTACCATCTTCACTTGGAAGTCTTGACGCTACCGATGAACTACCCGGAATACCGAAGTATGGATTACGTGGATATGGAGAAGTTGGTTCTTCTGTCGGTGCTCCACTAATTGAGTCTGCCTCAACGTACAAGAATGAACTATTTTCATCTTGTAAAGATGATGATACTAATGATACACCAACATATTGTATAACTTGTCTTGTCGATGGGAGTGACGCTTTTTTACTACTACTTACTGCATAAATTTCAAGTTTAGTATCCAACGTCCCAGATACTAATAATGTATCTGCTTCAAATGTACTATATGTTCTTGTATTAATTGATGATGTGAACGGATACGCGCCTACATCTTCTGACCCCGACCCCAACCGATACAAATCCAATTCTTTTGTATTTGTACCATCTACCTTAATCGTCTTCATCAAAAAGGTTTTATTTCTATGAAGGATTGGTGATTCAATTACGATACCATTTAATAACTTCGCACGAGCAGGTACCATCTCTTCTGCCATTTCACTTGGAGATTGTACCAAGTCTTTAAAGAATCTAGTATATTCGTTTGGATTTACTGTTTTATTATAATATTGTTTGAAATAACGTTCTAATTGTGTAAGGTTACTATAATTTAATGCTTCTATGTTACGTGGAGTACCGATTGTATTATTAACATCGATAACACCCATTGAACGAAGAATCGTTTGATTGGTAAAATCGGTGGGTGACACTGCAACAGATACGACATTTTGTCCACTGGTATAAATCTTTTCTTCAACTGATTTAATACTTACGTCTTTCTTAAGAGTCCTTGTCCCATTTTCGTCCACAAATCTGAAGTCAAATGATGGTGGTGATGCAACAACAACTTTCTTATTAGTATAAATCGTAGAACCCACAACTGGAGTAAACTGCTTTACTGGTCGTGCTAGTCGTGCAAATGATGCGGTTGTAAAACCTGTTGCGGGGAACGTTGCAACAATTGAAAGATTTTGGTATGGACTTTCGTTTACTACGGATTGTGTAATTGATGATAATGGTTGACTGAACGCAATGTGTGCATAAAGATTTGCATATGAAGATGTATAATCCGTACCATAATATGACCCAGGGTCATATGTCTGTGATACGAAATCGTCTGCGGATATGTTTTCTCCCCACACACGAACTTCATCAACTATACCATCAAATTTATTGAGTCGAATAGACCCACTACCACCGACATAAATAAATTGTGTAGAGTTCCACAACGATGATAAGTTGACCGACATTGATTCTTGATACAATATTTGGTCACCATCGGTTTGTAAAATCGTCAAGTCTCCAGATTGACTACGTAACATAATACTAGTATAGTCATCACTGAACAGTGGGAAGTAACTACTTGTAGCAATTACGGTTCTATTGGACCCACTAACTACTTGAATTTTTCCATAATTTACTTTATTGATACCGTTAATAATTCGTAATGCACCAGTTGACCCCGTATCAAGATATAATACATCTGATGCGGATGGGTGAGGAACTACGTCGATTGCCCATTTTAAATCACCAGTTACAATTGAACTACTTTGACGTAACTCGGGAATAAATCTAAACTGTACTGTAGATGCGGTAATTGATGACGATACAAATGGAACCTTAATCAAGTTAGCAGAACTACCAGTAAATGATAATCCATAAGTTAATTCATCTGACTTAATGTAATTACCAGTCGTGGGATATGTTGTTTCCTTGATTTGTAAAATTGGTGAATTCAATCCATACGTATTCAACAATGCATCAAATGAGGTACGTGACCCCTTTGTTTTTGATAGGTATACGGAACTATGAAGGAATCGTTTCCATGTTTCCGCAACTAATGAACGAGAACCACTTTCTCCCGAAATTGATGAGATAAATGTTTGTAAATTTTCTAATGAGTATGCATTAGGAAGTTGTAAACCAAATGATTGTGCAACTTCATACACTTGGTCCATCGTTAATTCTTCGTATGGGTTTGGACTTGTCGAATAAATATTTGAAAATTGGTCGATATAAACTTTGACATTATCAACCATGTGACCAAACATCGATATCAATGTTAAGAAATCGGTAGAGTTTGTATCGTCCTGAATATGTTGTGGTAAATGTTTAGTTAAGTAATTTGGATTATTATCATCATATCGTTGTGCTATTGCCAACTGCGTCGGTAACCACGATGCGGTAATAGAACTTGTTGGAGAATATAGTGTACCATCAATCATCTTTGGCCATGAACCAGTTGGATTATATTCTACTTCTCCTTCTACATAAAATGCCGATGAAGAGTATGCTGTTGATTCCGTGGCAAAATAAAGGAACTGCTCGTATGGGTCAAAGTTTCTAATAATATTTTCTTTTTCTAATGCCTTCAAGGATGCGCCCACAGTACTACTTGATACACTTGCAGTAGCTTCAACCGTAAGTTGTTCTATCTTTAATAGTTTTTGTGAAAATGCGTTTAATCTATTATATGCAGAACCAAATGTTACAAATTTACTGTAATCCGTAAATTCTATGTTTAGTTCTGAGGATTTAAAATCACTAGTAAACCATCTACGGAATGCCACATCATCATATGATACGGTACTGTTGACAATTGTACCCGATGACCCCGTTCCCATTCCCAGTGAATTTAATGTTACGTTTGTAACTTTCTTTTTATTAGGAATATGTTTTCTTAAGTCGATATTTCGTGGACGTAAGTATGGTGTATTATCTACTTGTGGGCCAAGAGCAAATTCTACAATATCAATTACTGACTTTGCTAATTCTCTACTGACAAAGGCAAAGTCATATAATTGAATTTCATTACTTAATGGACTAAATAACTTTACTTGAATTGCATTTGGTTTTGTTGGTGACACTCTCCATGCTTGTGCAAGGAATTGTCTATCATTTCCAAGATTTAATATAGTTTTATATTCTCTTGACTCGTCAAAAAATGCTACAGATTTCTGCGTCAGTAAATTAGTTGTCGCAGAAATAAGTGAATCAAGTAATGGAATCTGTAACTTGCTTATTTTTAGATTTATATTAATTTGATTTGTGGTTTCCGTACCCGATACATCAATCAAATTTAAACGTTCTGCGTCCGATGGTGGGGAGTATTCCGCGTCTTCCGCTAACCCAGATTCTTTATTTAAAATACGTTGCGTGATATCCCGATATGATTGTAGGATATCTAACATATACTTCATCACATTGGTTTTAGATTGTGATGTTGCGTTCTTATCACTAAATGGAAAGTATGTATAAACATTTGTAAGTTTATCGTAAAATAAAATTCTATTTAATCTACGTTTTAATTCACGAACCATCGCACCACTTAAACTTTCTCCAGATTCACGAAAATATTCAGAAATACCATTACTATCCAACCCACTCCATTGTGAAATAGTAACATTAAATTCTGTTAGTAATCGGTTCAATTCTTCTGTGGTGAAAACGATTTGATATTGGTCAGGTGTATAACTGTCACCTAATCCGTCTTTACCTTTGTTATATGTTTTTTCTAAAAAGTCTGGGTTTTGCCAAGTGACACGTATCTTATTACTCATCTAGTATCTCTTAAGTCAAAGGTTGTCTTGTGGAACCAGAACCATCGTCGGTTCCCGGTAAAGGAGATGGATTAGTTGGTGATTGAGGTTTATCAGGCACCTTTTCATCTGTTGTTGTTTGCCCAGGTGGTGGGTCTTTACATATTCCCGCATCAAGTTTATTTTCTGGGTTGTCGCAATGTCCCGATTGACATTCACTATTTTGAGAACACAAGGAACCATTTGGAAACTTTGACGAATCTGTTTCCTGTGATGGTCCTATTAGCGTCGAACCAGATGGTACCATTGCCGATAAGAAAAATTTAATTGTTCCTGGAATTGTTTGGTCTGGTAAATTATTTAAATCTTCTGTTACTCTAACAAACACCTGCTTTGATGATGTTGGCGGAATTATGAGTGGCGTTGCTTGTGTAATTGTCTGGGAGCTACTTTGTGGAAATACATTTATTGTAGTAGTAGATACTATCGGATACATTTTTATATAAAATACATCTGATGTATTTCCTAGGGTTAACGGAACATCCTTAAATACTTCATTATATTTTATATAATCTACAGTTAATGGAGTTGTAGATAAATTAGTAGAACCAGATTGTACTGTGAATGCTCTTGCTACATCAGTAGGAAATATTTGCATAAATTATTCTCCTGTGGACAGAGCATAAGGTAATTGACTAACTTGTAATGCATTATCATTAATATATTTCACGTATGATGCACTTACTTCCGTAGTAATTATTGTATTTAATTCTTCGTTTGTAAATCTCATTCTACTACTTGAATTCAACTGGTTAATTCGTTCGTTTACCTTTACGTATGCAGTATTTAATATATTTTGTGATATGGCATAAATATTTGCTGTCCCTTCATCAAAATTATATTTGTTGATACTACTTACTATACTTGACGATAGTTGATTATTTATTGACGAAGTAGTTAAGTTATTCGGTATCGTTGGAATATTTTGATTACTGTTGGGTTGGTTAAATACTTGTTTTACGGCATCACCTACCCATGTAGTATTTAGTGCAGGTAATGCGAACATTTTTAATTTAGTAGTATCTGATACTTCCAGTTCAACTTCCTTACGTGAATTTGAAATTTTAGTTATTTTGAGCGTTCTATCGTCAAACGACCCCAGTTCATCAGATAAGAAATTCAAGGATACAGAATATTGTCCGGATGGAATAAATAAATCTGTGAGTTTTGAGAAGTCTAGGTATAGAAACGTTCGATATGTGTTATCACTATACTGGATACGTTGTGTAGATATTGCACCAGTGATACTATTAGATATAAAATCTGAGTATATTAACGAATTGTCTGCTAAACTATATAAATTAATTTCAACATTATTAGCAAGAGCGGAGTTAGGAAAGTCCGCCGGAACTTCCGCCTGTAACAATGTGTCATTTGTGGTGGTGAAAACCCGAGATACTGTGAATTTTGAATAGTTATCAAATCCTTTTGCAATATCTTGTTTAAAATTTTGCTGATTTGGCATTAGTTAAGCTCTAAAAAGTTTTTGTTGACTCTAGACTTCCATTCTTGATAATCCAATTTTTCCGTATAAAGTGGCGTAAAATAGATATTACCCCGTTCTATCGGAGAGTCTGGCCGTGGAGTTACCACAGACAATCCATTTCCCGCGTAATTTTGTTGAATTGATGAACTATAATATGATGCACTTACGTCCGTAGAAGTCAATGAAATGTCTATTGTATTTTTACTTATAATGTCTGCACTATCTGGATTTGGAATTGTAAGAATGTTAATATCTGGCATATTATATTACCTTGAATAGCATATCACTATTAATTACGCGAGAGTATTCTCCAGAATTTACTTTAAACTTTATCGTATAAAATCTACCCTTATATAATGGGGTCGTGTCAAGAACTATATACGAACCAGTTGGGTCAGTATTAATTTTAGTTGCATCATCAAAATCAATAATTGTAGTGTTACTCTGTGTGTCTACCACAGAATAATATGATGACGTTGGAAGATAATACTTGTTTTTGTATCGTAATGTACTATCAAATGAACGTAATGGATATTCATCACGAACAGTTAATGTAACTTTTGAAATATCACCTTCCGTATATGTTTCTCTTAAATTATTAGGAACGACTTTAACATTCAACGAAGGTATAGGTAGCAAACTTCCAGTACTAAATGTTTGATTATCCCATCCAATTTCTAACGTTGGTTGATGTATCGTGTGCGTTTGTGTAGAAAATACTTTAATATTTCCTTCATTTATGATGTTTAATTCGTCTGTTGTTGGGAATTGTACAACAAATCCATTAAATGTACTTTGTAAGGATTGACTTACGATAGGACGTAAGATGTTTGTCACATCAATACGTAGGTCTTGTAATGGGTATTCTGTTAATGTTACACTTGCAGATGTTGAACCTGTTAGTAGGTTTCCACCATTTACTGTCCATAATATTCCAAGAGAACCAGTAAATGACCCTGTAACGAGTCCGGGAGGTGTTGCTAGTATTAAATTACTTCCAGACGTTCTGTATTGAGAACCACTATATAGTGTTCCACCTACACTTACAGATATTGCTTCTACAATTGTATATCCTGCTGAAGCGGAAAATACGGTTTGCGTACCGTTCCCTGTAAACTCAAATGAGCCAATTGTAGTTCCGTATTGTCTCCACGTAATACCGTCTTGTACATTTTTTGTGTCCTGATAAAAATATCCACTACCTTCGTCCCATGACCGAGACACTGAATACACTAATACTTTTTGATTTCGTGGTACACGTTCTGCGTTTGCTAAACGTAAATTTAAATAATAATTCGCATTAGAAGAGACACTAGCCGTTGTTGGTAAATCAAACGATATAAATGTTCGTACCGCACTATTACTATAATTTGACGTAGTAAAATTTACATCTGGTGTTTTACCAATTTCTAAAATTTCATCTAATCCAGCATTTCTATCAGGAAATGCTTGATATATAGTTGCGTCTTTGGATGCCGTTAGTAGTTTTTTCATTGTGTCGCATTCCCAATAATGTCGGTTTGTGGATATTTCAATTCAAACACACTCGGGTCCAAACTTGGGTAGATGATTCCGTCAATTGTAGCATCCTCTATGGAGTATCTATAATTTTGGTAGTTTGCTCCATCTTTAAATTGATACTTGTTGAAGATTTCTACATTCTTTACCGATTGGACACCATCAACAGAACCAATTTCGTATGTTAAATCGGACAATATAATTGGTTGTCCGATATCCCACTTATTGATGTTGAAAAATTCTTGTACAACGCCAATACTTCTTGCTAATACATCATTTACGTTATAATTTCTAAACACTACAATATCAAATTTTACTCCAATATTAATGATAAACGCATCTAAAATATTAACATCATCAGTAAGTAATCTAAATTGTTCTAGGTATCTAGCCAAATTATCCTTTACAATAGTATTTAACGTTGAAAGTTTTCCGTTGGAATCATACCCAAGCGTATATAAGTTGATAACATTAGGTTTGACTGGATTATTAACATACGTGGTATCATTTAATACTTGAATTTGATTAATTTGTTCATCACGAATTGCATACGCTTTAGAAATTCTACCATACTTTGATGGTAATGCATATGTTCGTGTTACATAATCTTCGGTAGTTACTACACGGTTTTGTGCATTAAAAAATCCTAATGCGTTTTGACGAATTTCATCAATTGATTCACCATCACCACCACCAGTTGCCGGAAGTTCATTATTAACTGTTACGCTTTGTATTGCTGCTGCAAATACTTGTGCTTCCGTTGTTGTATATTGTGTAGTATCATTTTGAACAATTAAATTATTTACATTTACGATAGTATTTGACGGAGTATTACTATCCACTCCTCCACCAACCCAATAAGTCACAGTAAGGGTTATATTTGATGGTGCTAATCCATACGCATTACTATTTAAGTAATTTACATTATTTAATGCAACGTTTCCAAGTACGTTTTGGATAGTTGTTCCGTATTGAGAATTTGCTACTTGACGAGAATCCAACGTCAACCCTAATTCTGCATCATCACCAACACCAGAACCAAACATCATTTCTGTTTTTAAGTCTCTGTTAATTCGTGTAATAAATCTTCTTGATGCTTTTTTTAATCGTAGTTTTGAACTTGGTAATTGACCTGTTTCTACGTTACTAGTAACATCTAAATCATCCATTATCAAATCTTGTGCTAGATATTCTACTTCATACCATTTATTTCCGTTACTATCGGTAACATCTTTGACCCCAATAATATTATCGTCTGGTAAAACTACTGAAGTAAACTTTTCTGGGCTTCCAAAAGTAAATGTGGTAGTTTTTTCTTCTGCTGCCAACAACTTTGCAGGTTTTGATACGATAAAGGTTTGTGGATTACCACCCGCAAACGTGTTTATTACATAGTTTTCTGATGTGATATTTGTGAAATCTACATCTTCAATTAATCTAAATGATACTGACGTTAATCCACTGGTGGAAAATGAACTACCCGCCTTAATCTTTAATAAGAATTTTGGATTTGGTATATACACACCATCTTGAATTGTGGCAGGAACCAATTGATATAATTTTGCTTCTACCGATGCAGGAGAAGTTAACTTTGGTTTGTATCCAAGAAACTGTGCGATGGTCACTACATTTTCTTGTTGTTCGGCATAAGCCAACAAATTTTCTTTAAAAGAATTATCAATGTAAAATGACAACACATCACCCAAATATGATGCCATTTCAATAAACATCATACCAGGTGATGTTTCATTGAAATCAGAATATGTGTTTGGATAGTATGCTTTCGCAAACTCTATAAGATTTTGCCTAAAGTCGCCAAATGTCTTAGCAAGATAATTTATCTGCTTTACACTTGGACGAGGTTGTAAATTTACTGGTTGTGTGGTTGCCATTCATGACTCCTAAATTATATAAACTCTATGGGTCCAGTTTCTGCGATATCAAATCGAGGTCCACTTGGTATGAAAAATCTGCGGCCGCCTACACCTCTACCAGTAGTTCCATACGCTATCTCAGTTTGTTCTGCATTAAATACTGCAGCAAGTGTGTTTGCTTCGTTTGTATACACTACAAGACTATCTTTTACATTAGGATTATTTTTAAATACGTATGCACATTTAATGAATAATCTATTAGTATCTGTGTTTGGTGTAATAGTAAAGTCAGTTACTTCTAGGTATGGTAACCACTTTTCCACTGCATCAAGTACTGCTAGTCTTGCCTTTTCGACATTTTCATCCGTTAGTGGTTCGAACACAATTTGCCATAGGTCACATCCTAACTCTGGTTGTGCTAATCGTTCTCCTTTTTTTGTCAAAATTAAATTAGCAAAGTTAGTCTTTGTTTGACGAATAAGGTCTACGGATGACTCAAACATTCCTGTTTGACCCATCCGAATTGGAAGTGTGACTCCTATGAATTTTTGTGCCATATTACTTGTTCATTCCCATTGCTTTCATCAATTGTGAATAATCACGATTGATAGCTTGGAAAACTGGACTATCTTCATCTACACCCTTTGGAGGAGTCGGCATGACTTTACCCATTCCGTTTGTTGTTGCGGTTATGGTATCACCAAGACGTTCCAATCCCATCATTTGTGCTAATTGTGCACGACTTGGTTTTGGTTTGGATGGTACGGTTACAGTCGTTTCTTGGAGAGATTTAATTTCTCCTACGGCTTCTTCTAGGAGTTTTGGAAGAATCTTCTTAACTTCTTTTTCTACTGATTCTTGTATTTGCTCTCTTACCAATTCCTTAACGTATGCTCTGAATAATGCTTTATCCATAGTAGTTTCCTCTATTGATTATTAAATCTACCAAGCACGTTTTTAACATTTTGCGTAGCTTGTTTTGTTTGTAACAATTGTTGTCTATATGCGAACGAATCTTTTGATTTTTCAACAAGTTCATTTTGTGCGGAAATAGATGCTTCTTGTTTTTGTTTTTTAATTTCTTTGATTCTATTATGGATTAGTTCTTTTATTTCTCCATACGTCGGAATCGGTGGTATATATCTTGGTACTAATGACCCAATACTAGGTAACTCTGGAATCTGCGGTATCCTTTGTTGGTACGAAGAAACCGTTTCGTTTGCCCGAGATTCTATATCTTGTATTGACCCAGTAAACAACGTATCTGGTAATAAAGTATCCAACGTTTGTTTTCTTAATTCTGCTTCTGATGGTAGACTCATACGGAATTATTTTTGGTTACGAAGTTATCCGAACTGTTAAATACTGCCATCTGAGGTGTTACCCCAAGTTGTGTTGCTTGTAATGCCCGTAACGCCCCTATCAACGGTAAAAACGATATGACACCTGGTCCTGTTGGTGTTGTTACGACCGATAGTGGTAGTTGTGTGGTAAATACGTCAATTAACCGTTGTAAGAACAAGGACAAAGATGAACCCAAAACCATCGGTTCTGAGACATCATTTGACGTACCTATAAATATCTTTTTCCCTAAAATAGAGTAGTTACCAGACGATTTATTTGAAAAATCTCCCCCATTAGAACTGAGGGTTATGGTCTTTCCAAAAACCGTCACATCATCGATTGCGTCCAAAGAAATATCCATATTTGATGACAAATACACGGAATTTTCTGAATCTATTGTGATTGATTGTAATGCGCTTAGGTTAATTTCGGTGTTTGAAAATAGGGAAATTTCGTTTACTTTACTGTTTAGTACTACTCTATCTGAGTTTACAAATATTTGCGCCCCAGTATATTTACGGTCTTCTATATTTGACGAACGTAAATGTGCTTTGTTTGAAGATTGACTCTTTGCTGTCGCGGCTCCGAATGTTACCTCTTCATCCGTAACCATCCAGATTGTTGAAGCATCGTCGTTAATATCTTCATATACCAACGAGTACATATTGTTCGTAGTATTTGGAGCTATAGGAGCGTTTGGTCGTTGACCAACTGTCAGTAACAAATTAGGTTGTGCATATTCTGCGGTTGGGTTACTGAACAAACTTGACCCAAACCGTATAATATTACCAAATCTTCCTTGTAGTGTTAGGTCACCTTCGTGTGATTGAACTCTACGTACAGTTTGATTTTCACTAAATTCTTGACCTAATGGTTTTTCTTCTACGATTCTAGCAGGTTGATATGGTTGTCCCCCAGCCGCTGCTATTTGAGCAGCATCACTACGTTGTACTGAAGATGGTTGTGGCGATAATCTGTTGGATAATCCTGGATGAGAGTTTTCGGTTATTTTATTAGATGTATTAACTGTTCGTAAATAATAGAGTTGTGGACCATAACGAACGACCATTACCTTTTCTTGGATTAATGGATATTCAGTTATTTTCGAATCCAACGGCATTGCAGTATCCAACTCCGCAAATGGTACGTTTTGTGAATCTGGTATAATTCTAACTCTAATTTTACCAACATTACGGCCGTCTCCATAATCAGGATGGGTACTGTTGAGGATTACATCCTCTACTATTGCTTCTTGGTACGGAACCGGTGTATATACAGAAAATCGTGGAAACGCAGAGGCTCCAGGATTGTTAATATCTGTATTATACGGGATGTGTCCGAACGTTCCCATGATTACTTCTCCGCAAACACATCATCCAAGTCCTTCACATCTTCTTGAAGGTCTTGAATTTCTGCTTTAATGTCACCCAATAATGCTTCTTTTTCTGATTCTGACAACAACCCATCTAATGATGCTGTACTGGATTTGACGCCAACCGACACGATACGTTGTGCAATCTGCGCAACACGAACTAAGTGCTCGTCGTTCTTAACGTTCACTTCCAAGAATCCCTGCACAATAGGTCCAATCACCGCAGCGTCTTCTGGTGTGCGGATGAGTTGGACCATTTTCATAATAAACGAGTTGATTTGAGCCCGTTTACTGTCGGTATTTTTGTGTATTTCTGAGAAGATGTTGGCTAGACTCTTTCCATCATACAGTTCGGAATTGATATCCATAGAAAACCCCCTAAAATCCTATAATATAAATAGATAGGATTTACTTTTTATACTGGAAATATGTGGTGGGGTCTGAAAGATGTCCATACCGGCGGAATTCGTTCAACATTTTGATAATTTGGGGCCGCATTTTGTTAATAACCTTAGTTATGTGGGCAGTCTTATAATTAGTCATTTCCCGTACCATAAGGTAGAGAGCTTTTTTGTTGAAATTGTCTATATTATCGATACGTTCAATTAATTTCACTATTGCGGCAGCAATTTCCTTATCTCTCTTTTTCTTGAAAAAACGGTCTAGGTTAAACTCCCAATATTCTACCAATAATTTCAAGAATTCCTTCATATCTACTGTACCATCCTTGACTTCAGGTTCGACTATTAACATTTCTTCTAGGGTAAATGAGTCTTCGGTTTGGTCCGAGAAGTAGAGTACTCGACGTTCTTCCTTGTATGCATTATTGTTGTGTAAAATTAAATAATTCTTTGCAATCACACTGAAGTATGAGAATGCTTTACCCTTATCTTCGGTAAACTTATGTAAATTGATAACCAGAAAAGAGACTACCTGTGACTTGATTTCGTCAAAGGTACCCTCCATATATGGAAATTTGAACCGATTGATAACGTTTTCTGCTAGCTTATCAAGAGGTCCATGTATTTTTTCTCTAAACAATTGTTCCCGATTTTCGGGGTCGTCTGACTTATTGTATTTTATGATTGCGTCTTCAGTTTCCTGACTAAAATAAACTTTATTGGTTTGTTTCTTGTTCTGTTGTGTTACCATCGCGAATCTCCGTAACGAATCCGTAGAGTTTATCTACAGTTTCAACTAATAATTTAAATACTTGTCCTACTTCATCGTCACTTTCAAACATCTGACGTTCATCCATAAATCGCATATATCGTACTGTTGCATTAGTACGAGCATAGAATTCGTTGATAGCATCTTCTAATTCTTCATTCTTTTTCAGAAGATTCCAACATGCGTATGACAATCCAACTATGATGAGTGACAATGTTACTACTACAAAGGTATACATTTTATCCTCTCAATGGGGGTAAATGAAATTCACTGAAATAGGACATATACTTTTTCAGCGAGGTACCGAACCCATCAACGGTACCTGTTTGACTATTATTGGTTAAGAATGCTTTCACTCCATTAGCACCCGCAAAGTGAGCACCCGCAAGAATGGAAGCACGATTGATACGTACCCCTTTTACGGTACGACCAGTATAACGTTCAATATACGGTGAAAGTTCTTCTTCGTTCTGTGTCATCAGGCGAACCATAGCCGTATCCTGTAACTCTTTATTTCGTAAAAATTGTTGACGGGTCACTCGAAGTCCAACTGCTTGAATTGTCTGTGAACTGAATTGATACCGACCCATCATTCCATACTTGTTAACTGTATGGTACCCACCACCAGGCGTTTCAATGTCCGCAATACGGTCCATAAATTGTTCAACTGGGGTAGGATTTGAATATACACTACTGTTGGGTACGTAAATCACTTTTAACGAACTGAACCCAACGGTTGCTACACACATACATGAGATAATCGTAATCAATTTTCTCATATCTCCTCCGGTTAGAGTAGATGCGGTTGTGCCTCACGAACTCCTGCATTCGTCACAACCACATATTCGGGAAAGTACTCGGTCAGATTACTTGCACCAGCGTAGGATAGTGCAGAACGTAATCCATCCAACAGTCCATCCACCACAAACTTTACTTTACCCTTAAAAGGTACGATAGTTGATTCACCTTCTACGTTACGTTGTGCTTGTCCGTGGATGCTCTTCGTCTCCAAGGATGCTGCACCACGATACCGCTTATATAACCCATTTGACTTCTCAATCATAGCACCAGGAGCTTCCTTCGTTCCTGCAATAAGTGACCCAAGAATGACTGCGTTTGCTCCAACTGCGAGTGCCTTCGCAATGTCACCACTATTTCTGATACCACCACAAGCAATCACAGGAACCTTTGCTACCGTTGCGACATCTGACAATGACGTAACATTGGGAACACCAAACCCCGTCTTAACGCGGGTCGTACAGAGTGACCCACCACCGATACCAACCCGAAGTGCATCTGCTCCCCAATCTTGGAGTGCTTCTGCTGCCTTACCAGTAGCGATATTTCCTGCGACGATATCTACAGTAGACGGTAGATTCTTCTTTAAGTTAAGAATTGCATCACGAACAAACTTATGGTATCCGTGAGCGACATCAATCAAAATAATATTCGCACCGTTATTGACCAACTCTTGTGCACGTTCCAAATAATCACCGTTTGCTCCAACTGCCGCCATCACGTGTGGGGTCCACCAATCACGATTACGAACCGTCTTACTGGTAAACGCAACTTCGTGTGCCTGTTGTGAGATAGTCAAGAACCTGTGGATACATCCGATACCACCAAGTTCTGCCATAGCGACTGCCATCTCACTATCACAGACGGTATCCATTGGAGATGCGACCAACGGAACCCTAATACTATAATTAGTAGTGAGTTGAGTCGTAAGGTCAATATTTTGTCGTGACTCAATATCCGAATATCCTGGAATTAATTGGATATCATCGTATGTGAGTGCTTGATTAGCGTGTAATGGTTGCATAATAGTCGTTTTGTTTACGTTGACGTTCGATTTCCTTGATATGATAGAGACACCATTCTTCTTCCTCTGGAAGTGGTGCAGTGGTCTTATATCCTATAATACGTTCGTGTACGTTTCCTTCCCACTTAATTTCTTCAACATTTCTGTATAGACGAGTTTGATAATCTGGGAACATTACCCAACCCTTCTCATTGATTCGCCATCCCCATCCACGAATATCTTGTTCGGTCAGTCCATTGACAATATTGACGCGCGGAATCAAGAATAGGTCAATGTTCTTATTGTTATCCACAATATCGTGTAGATAGGTCAATAGATTATTGTGGAACTTTTCATCAGCATCAATTTGAAAAATATACTCTCCACGACACTTACTGTTTAAAAAGTTCTTATGTGAAGCAAAGTCATTATTCAATTCGTGCTGATATAACTGAATCTTGTCCTTATCTGCATAATCGTACAGTAGATTCTGTGTAAATACATCTGTAGAGTTGTCATCTACGACAACGATTTCATCGCCCGTTTGTTCACAGTGAGGAACAAGCTGGTCTAACAACTCACGAATGTATTCACCTTCGTTATGTGTCGTAATAGCAAATGAAATTAGTGGTGTCATCGTAGTTTATGTCTGATGTAATTGATAAGTTCGTTAATTACTATAATGATTATTGAAAAGAAATACACTACACTGATAACTGCGATAATCAGTAGTGATATAATAAAATATACTATTCCTGCTAGAATGTCAAGTAGTGTATTCATACTAATTCTCTGTATTTGAATAGTGCGAGTTCTTTTGCTTTCGCTTCGAGGTCAACATCAATCGTGAGTCCAAAATCGTCAATACGAGAAAACACATAATCAGCGTGAGCGCGAGGATTACCCGTAACATTTTCATTGATATTCTTACTCTCGCTATAGTGAAAGAGTGGAGTGATACCTTCTGGCCAAGTTCCAGCGGAAAGTTCTGCAGCGTCTTGTGTGGTTAATCCGTCTGGGTGAAACTGGTGATGAAAATAGTCGAAGGTAAGTGGAATATCCAATTCTGTATGGAGATACGTAAACAGTTGAATAATGGAGAATGCGGATTCCTTGTCATCATTCTCGACCACCATACGTGCTTGAAGATTCGGTGACAAACGACGATAGTTGTCAATCCAACGTTGTGCGGTTTCCTCAGAGAAATTCATACCCACGTGAATATTGATAGCGTTGTATGGACTTTCTTCCAATCCCATATAGTCAAACACAGTAGAATGGAGTTCCAAATCCTTGATAGAATTCAATACAACAGACTCTTTCTCCGAACCCAACTTTACAAAGTGGTCGGGATGTGCGGTGATACGTTGGCCAGTAGCTTTGGCGAAGTCACCGCACTCTTTCAACTTACTGACAATTGCAAAATAGTCTGGAAGGTGAGTTTCCTTGTATTCCGTACCCCACGGGAAAATACCAGACCCCATACGGAATACCTTGATATCATTATCGGCATTCCACTTTAGAATAGTCAGTAGGTCATTGGCGTTTGCAAGTGCTAGTTCAGATGCGTACTTCAACCCCTTAGCTTCAAAGGTTGCTTTACGCATCGCACGACCCGTGGTGATACCACGTTTGTTGAGTGTATTATTGATACAACAGTAACCAACGTTGATAGGCACGAAAACCCCCAATTAAGTAGTACATTAAATATACACCGAATTGGGGATTTTGTCAAGTGGTCTATTAAAAGATATTAATATCCTTATATTTAGCTATAGTCTTCTTTTTCCAGAAATTTTCCAATACTTCTTCTGTTTCTGCTTTAGTCATATATTGCGGATATGGGTCAGTTGGGTCTATTTGTGGAGATTCTTCTACCACAGTTATTTTATTTTCCACAACGGGTTCTATTTCAGTTGGTTTTTCATCATACACAGTAAATGTCTTTATTTCTTCTTTTTGTTGTTCTGGTTTCTCTTCTCGTTTGACCAAGAAATTGTATGCAAGAACCAAACAGATTGAAAGTGGGTCAAATACCAATACGATAATTAATATAAACCATTTAACCACGGTATCCAATTCTACACCAATTGCACGGGAAATATATACGAACGTACCGATGTCTGAATTTGTATTGATTTCTACTTCGGTTGTAATACTCTTTGCTTTCAGCGTATCTCGTTGTGCAGACGTTTGGTTAATTTCACGTTGTAGTGTTGTTGCGGTTCTATTCAGTTCTGCTAAACTATTTTGTGCGTTACGAATAGTTGTATTCGACCCCGTGGTACTTTTACTAATCAACTCATCAACACGATTTTCTTGTTGACCACGAAGGGAAATAATTTGGTCCAGACGTGCGGTTTTTCTCTTGATTTCCTCTTCTAACGTAGATATCTGAGAATTATAGATTTGGATATCTGCATTCATCTTCAATGGTTCTGCTGCAACCTTAGCATACGCAGAGGACAAGTATCCATAGATACCTGCCGAAGTTATTAGTATCAAGATAACACTTGCGGTTGCCATATAACTTTTTAATGCTTTTGGAATCTCTGGCCAGTACCGATATAGGAACGAAATGCCAACCAACTTACCTAATTCCAAAGCACTTGCCATAACCATCGCAGATACCGCTGCACCTGCAAACAAGGTACCAATACCTGTTACAGAAAACAGTGCGGCACATCCTGCGATTGTCAATGCGGTAAATGAAACCAGTGTTTTGAAATTAAAAAATTTACTCATATATTCTCCAAAGAAAAACGAACCGAACCAGTAAGAACCAGTCCGGCTCGTTATATTTCTAGTCTATCTCCTAAAATTTAAGGTTGGATACCAGACATAACCAGTGAAGGACCACCTCCCGTCAATAGGTTATGTTGTTAACACAGCAACTACACTTACAAACTAAACAACAGCACATACAAACCTCCTGTTGGTTAAAGTGAAATTACTTAATCGTAACCTTTTTACTTGCTGGCTCCTTAGTCAATTTTTGGATGGTAACTGTGAGTAACCCGTTGTCAAACTGTGCGTCTACTGCTGAGGCATCCAATTGGTCACCGAGCTTAAATGAACGACTGAACGAACTACGCTTAAGTTCACGAAGCAGATAAACAGATTTATCAGTTTGCTCGTTCAATTGAGATGCACCGCCTGAAATGGTTAAGACTCCTTCCTTAACCTCAATATCAATTTCATCCTTCTTATAACCGGCGAGTTCTGCTTCAATCGTCACAGACTCGTCATGCGAAATTACGTTGACCTTTGGATATGCTGCCTTTCCGAAAGGTTCTGCTCCCCAATGTTGAAAGAGTTCGGGAAAATCTCTTCGAGTGATTTCATCAAACATCTTATCAAATGTGCTGATGAAGTTTTCTCTATTGTTCAAAACCGTTGACCCGAATGGGCGAAATACTAAATGAGTCATAAAATGACCTCCTATATTATGTGACCTCAGTATTGAGCGTCACGGTTGAATGACCCCGCACTATGCGCTGGTCCTATATAAATATAACCGTCCAAGTGTTTTTGAACGGTTATATTATACAATATTAAAATCTGGTAAAGTCGTTTTCTACTTGACTGGAGATATAATCTGCTACGTGAATGATTCGTGGGAGACTACTTTCTAGTGGATATGGTGTAAATGTTTTAAGATATGCCTTCGTACTTTCGTCATACAAACCATCAGATAATTTAATACTCAACCATTCTGTGTCTGTCAGTTTGATTCCATATCGTTGTAGTGTCATTAATGCACGGTCAGGAACCTGCATATATGGGAGATTGGGATTATGCTTGTACAACTCACCACGCTTACGATGCCAATCCGAATCTTGGTCTAGATAGTATGGAGCCGTTCCAGGATTTCCCAACTTTCCTAAATCATGATGAAGAGCAGAAAACACAGCTTCTTCTCTTGTGAAATTAATAGTTCCACCCATTTTCTTATATAATGAAGAAAATTGTAGAGTAGCGTCTACCACACGGAGAACGTGGTCAATGTAACCACCTGGAAATGTGTTATGGTAATGCGCCTTACCCGAGGCGGGGGCAGTCATTAGTTCATTACCATAATCTTCGTACATCGCAACAAGTTGGTCGGCACGCGAATCTGCCTTCACATACTCCATAAACTTGTTGTAATTTTCTTCAATTTTCTGTTCGTCTATCATAACCTTTTATCCTTGTTTAGTGGTGTAATCGTTTCTGTTGTCTAGTCCACAACTCAAATATAGTAGGTGCTGTGGGATTTTTCAAGAGGGTCATATTAATATCTTCTAATAGATGGTATGCCTTCTTGTTATTGCACGAATTACAAGAGGTGACCACGTTTTCCCAGATATCCTTTCCTCCCATATGACGCGGGATTACGTGGTCCCGTGTGAGGAATTCAGAATGTCTGATTTGTTGTTTGGTGCGACCACAATACTGACACGTATACTGGTCACGAATAAATAGATTTCGTTGTGTGAGTAGTGCTTTAGTCCGAAATACCATACGACCCTTTACGAAGTGCTTCAGCACTATACTCGTAGGAACAGGGAACGTCTGATTCGGTGACCGCACCACCAAGTCTGGATGTTCTTCTACAATCATCGCCTTACCTTCAAGATACAAGATAAGCGCTCGTTTGGATGAGACAATTGTAATGGGTTCGTATGTGGCATTAAGGACTACGCATCTCGTAGTGTCCAGCCCCATAGATTACTCCGTTGGTTTATCGTTTATTACTTGTTCTACCTTCCACTTGGTTAATAAATCACGTGCGAATGCTGCGTGTTCATACTCTTCTGCTTTACTGAAATGTGATATTGCATCGGTCAATACCTTTTCATAATCCATCTTTTTGACTACTGCAATATTCTCGCTATGACCGCCAAAAGAAAATAGTTCTGTTTTTTCTTCGTTGTTTTTAATTGCCTTTGAAATACTCAACGTCATATACCAGTACACTAGCGCTTCATTGTCTTGAAGAAATTTTTGTATGACTGGAAATGGTTTGTTTGGTGGTAATTGAAGCATTTACTTTCTCCGATTTGGAGTTTTCTTCTTGGTTACCTTTTTCTTTTCCTTTCTTTCCTTCCTTGGTTTTACTACTTCTGGTGTAACCACTTCGCCTGTGTCTTTCCCTTTTTCGAACACACGGCCATCAATGTGAACATATCGTGCCTTCAGCGCCCAACCGCGGGGAAACTTTTCCGTAGGGTCTTTTGGTTTGATACCTTCGGGTGGAGGAAGTTGCCGTTGGACACAATATGAACAAGTAACTGCTGCTGTGTCGAACGAAACCTCCACCTCTATCTTTTCACATACTTTGCACATCAAAGTCTTTCTAGTATTACCAGTCTTAAATAACTTTTTGACTGCGGAAGTAGCCTTTGTAATTTTTCTTTTTAACATAACCCCTCAGAACTTTTTCCAGTGGTGATATTTAATTTTCCACATTTTGTACAAGTCGAGAATATATTGTTTACCCCAATTATATTCGTTACTTTCTATCACATTTTTTTGAAATTCTTGAATACGTTTACGCATTTCCAATAACTTTGCTAACGTGTTTGCTTGACGTAAATCTTCTACAATATCTCTGTATTCATCACTGATAAGTTTACGCCGTAAACCTACTTCGATTGTTTGTGGTGCTGATGGTGTGTCGGTGGATTCTTCATGCTTATACATCCATCTAATGACATCATCAAGGAGTTTTTTGAACATAGTGGTACCTCCGTTGGATGTAATGTCATAACCTTAAGTGGACCCGCAGGGAGTCGAACCCTGGTCCGAGACTGCTTCCTATTGAGTGTTTATGTGTGTAGTTCCTTATGTGTCTTAATCCGATTCTCGAAAAGGAACAATCGTAAATCGGATGCAGAGTGGTGTTATTTGATGTTAGTTACTACCCATCACTAACACTACACCACATATATGAACGATAGTAACCCTATGTGGGTCAGATTACTTCGTCAGGCTGCATTA